CTGGTTGTTCTGTGACATTGGATAGCCCCCCTTCCAATAGGAAGTACTGCTACCAATACCTGTTTACAGGTTTCTCTGGTTGTTCTGTGACACCTCTCCTTGCGAGAGAGTTCATTATGCGCCGTGTATTGCTACACATTCACATAATTATGTTCAGATTGATCCAAATTACAATCCTTTATGGATTTTAGAGAAGTTAGCCTTGTGGGCTAATCCTCGAGATCGATAATAATCATTGATCATGGCTACTAAAGTATTAGCTGAAACAGCTCGTACCTTAGAAGTAAACTTACGTTGAACCTGTCTATTCCATCTTATCGAAAGATTAGATAAATCAGATTTAAATAGTTCATCTAAGAAGCCATCTAAGTTTCCATAGGTTATTGCTAATTGGACATCTCTTAAGTGATATTCAGCTTTAACTGACGCAGTAATAAACTGTTCCAGATATAACCAAAACATCGGAGAAACGAATAATGTCAAGATACCAAAGTAATCTTGGGTTACAGTTTTACCTGCTGATAATCTATAAAAGTCCCTATAAAAGGCCTTTTCTTCATTATGAGCAGATAATACTGCATTATTCGCCTCTTTAAGAGTCCCAGCAACCGCTTGGTCCCTTAAAGACTCCACAAACTTATGGTGGTCTATAAGTTCCACACTAGCGATCCAGCTCAACGTTTCAACGTCTAGTTGGCTTAGTGATGAGAAATGACCCCGTATTCCAAATACACCTAAAACTACCCCAAATCTTTTCACTTTAAAAGGAAAAGTTTTAAGGTAAACTTTAAATGCATCGGAAATAGAAATTATTCCTCTTAGATTTAAGTCGGAAAACAGGATACCAGACATAATCGGTCTTCTGATTGTACTTAGGATTGCTCCCGGTCCAACCGGAGAAATATCATGAGTTCGAGTAGAAAGCCGTTTAGCAAACTCTAATAATTCAGTTGAAACAACTGTTTTAGAAAAGTTTATGTCAACTCCTAAAGATTTCATTATTCCTAGGTATTCTTGTGCAACTTTGTCATCTTGTATTATTATATCGTCCCCTAAGACAGCATATTCTGAAAACGAATTCAGTTTACACCTCTCAGCGGCCTTTAGAACAATAACATGATGGGTTACAGCAAGCATAGCCCAAGAAGAATAAGCACCCATAGGTTGCCCTACTGCATATTTATAATATTCTCCTTTATAGAACCATTCAATGTCTAATAAAGTCTTCCAACTTGAACCTAATCCACTAAGGACTGAGTTTAGTATGTCAACTTGGAGATCAATTGGTAACCGGTCTGTTGCTGAACTAAGATCAAA